TGTAAGATACCAAATTTTCCTGATTTTTTAGGTATTCTTTCATTGTATAGTGAGCGTTGTAAAATCCTAGATTGATCACGCTGTGAAATTTAATGCCACTCTTCAAAATTGTCTTGGGCAGCTTTCCGCTGATGAAAACAATTTTAGTTTTTTTAGTGATAGGACTATTCAACTGATTAAATTTTACAAATTCATTGAAATTTTGACTGGTTGCTGACGGCAATCTAAACATCACACTAATTTCGTCATTGGCAATATCGATAGTTTTTAAGTATTCGTAAGTTTTTGCCAATTTTTCTATTTCGGAGCCACCGGGCAAAACAAACAAGGTTGGTCCGAGATTTAATAGGATTTCAGTTAGGCAAGAAATGTCATTATTTTCACTCAAAATCTGGAAATTTTCCGATGGATCAGATTTTAAGAAATTTCTTAACAATTCCGACACCTGATCACTTTCAATGTAGTTAGAAATAGTTTCGTCCCAAACCATTATACCTAATTTCCTGGCTTCGAAAATCGCACCACGAATATCAGTGGTTTCTAAATTTGACAAATTTTCAGGAAAATTCACAATTTTTGGTATTTTGTTATCTATGACTAAAGCGGGAATATAGTTGTCTATGTTAGACAAAATATTTTCTATGTCCTGGCCATATTTTTCAAGTTCTTCGTCGATGGTGAAATTTTCTTCTTTGGCAAAATTTATTAAAAATCGCAAATTTCCCTCAGATACCGGAAAAATCCAGGCTTTTACATCAGCACCCCACACTCCGCTGACCTGCATGTCTTTGGCCTTCTTAAAGGCAGCAATATATTTTTCGTTGTAGGGGAAACGAACTTCGACAAAATGTTTATGTGGTTCAATTTCAACAATGTTCATTGTCTTGGCATTGCTGATTTTACGTACAGGCAATCTAAACACCGGATTTTCAATCAAAGCAGCAACATCTACACCAGTTTTTGAGGATAGCTCGTTAGAATGCTTTTTAAGTATCCTAATAGCCAAAAGACTTTGCTTTTCAGTGAAGCCTAAGCCGTCAGTTAGCTGTTCATAGAAACTAGATACAACATCACTATCCCATTTATTGAGATCACAATTGCATCTAAACAGTCCTATGATTAAGTCTTCTACATTCATAACTTATTATACACTCACAGAGTAATATCTTCAAGCCCTGCGGCTCTTAATTTGATAATATTGTTAATTTGATAGCCTTTGATGTCAAGTCCCTTGATAATGCCTAGCCACTGATTACGCAACATAGCAAATTCGTTGATGACTTTTTCCATATCAACAACATCTGCTTCACCTTCAACGTATTTGCTAACTTCGTTGGCACTTAGAGCGCGAGCATAGCTCTCTAAATACTTTCTAAAAGTCTTAGAGCGAATACGACGTAGCTCAATATTGAGATACTCTAGAATAGCTTCAATCTCTTGTAGTTGATTAAATCGTTGTTCTACAATACCAGGCAACGAAGCAGAGGCCTTCTCCACATTACCGTGGATTTTGACCTCTAACCTCGCGTCTTCTAGTTCTTTGTAGAAATGATCTAAACAGTTTGGGAGATATGCTATATCTTTCGATACTTTAGCATACCATGTCACGATCAATAGTCCTCGTCGTCGTCGTAGGAGTAATCTTCTTCCTCTTCCTCTTCGACTTCATCGCCTAACACTAGTTCAATGGCATCGTCGAGGTGAGTATCGTAGCCTACAAGACCTTGTAGGACACTACTTTCAATATCTTGGCCGACTAAGAAGTCAACAAAGTGGTTGGCAGCAGTATCTTTATTTTTCTCAGGAATATATTCTTTGAATACATCCCAAATTCCAATGATTTGATCTTCTTCCATTATGCTTCCTCTGACTCTTCTGTGGTTACTACAGCACTTACTTCGGAATCATCCCATTCGGCCATGATTGTAGTAAGGCCATCTTTCTCATTCTTCTCCCAACCTTTGCGGAATTGTTTAATAATTTCGCCATCTTTGGTTGTATAGACAAGACTGTTACCTTCTTTCTTTAGCAAGCCCTTGGCTTCAAACAAGTCAACTAAACCACTAAAAGGACTCATACCAGTGGTATAAGGAATTTCAACTTGAACGCTTTCAAATGGTTTTGCATAGCGTGTTTTCATAATCTTACAAGCTGAACGAATACCGTTTACAGTTGTAGTCTTGTTGCCATCTGCATCAGTCTTCAATTTCAACTTCCTCATGGCAACCACGATAGAAGATGCATAAATGAATCCCTGTCCACCAGAAATTTTATCGTCTGGATCGAACATATCTTGCGAAGCGTATGTGTGATTCGTACAAACCATTCCGACATTATAACTCCCAAACATATTAACACAGTTACGAACCAGCGATGTAAGTGCTTTAGGCTTACGGCCCATATCACCTTTCATTTCACCTGCTTCGAACTGATTTACATCAGTAGGAGTTAACAACATACCAAGCGAATCAATAACAAACATGACCTTGGGACGCTCGTCCTCGTTCATTACTTTGTATTCTTTCATAAACTCAGAAATTGTCTTGGCCACATCATCGATCATAGCCATATTCAATTTTAGAAGTTTATCTTCGCTGGTGTCAACGCCCAGATTCTTCAACCATTGTTCGTCTAACGCATTTTCTGAGTCAACTAGGACAACATAAATGCCTTGCTCTTGTGCATGGCGAATCAAATTACCTGAACAGATATATGATTTACCTGCACCACTTTCTCCGGCAAATACTGTTACCTTGCCCAATGGCACGCCTTTATTAAAGCTACCACTGATGAGATAATTCAACGCATAATTACCAGTTGAGATCCAATCTGTTGGATCATTAAAACCAATTCCTAAACCATCAATACTCTTAGTGATAGATTTACGGAATTTCGAGATATCGAAACTCTTTACCATAATCTATCTCCTAATTATTGTTGACGGCTGCGAATCTTGGCTAGAATGTCTGCGGCACGTGAACCAGCATCACCGCTTGATGAGGGTGCTGAAGGAGCAGGTGCCGCTGATTCAAAAGGGACATCGTCGTCATCGATAGGTGCTGCTACTGGAGCAGGACGGCTTACTGGGGACGCTGTAGGAGCGCTTCCTGTAGTTTGACCACTGCCGCCAGCACCTGCTGGTTTGAAGTATTGACCCCAACGTTCCATATCAAATGCTTCACCATCTACTGATGCTTCGAACATTTCTTTCATAACTTTAAGTTCAACTTCGCCAGGTTTCTTGGGCAAGAAATCGCTCAAGTTAAACAAGCCATATTGGGCCACGGCTGCGTTTTCTGCTTCGCTCAAAGCACGTTCACGACGAGCCCAAGTTGATGTAGAATAATCAGCATAACCGCCTTTAGATGTCTTAGCAATCTTGAAGTCCAAACCACGAACATAGTCTGTTGGCAATTCTTCAATTTCACTGTCCATCAATGCGTTCTTGACGATATTGAAAATTTGTGAGCCGATAATGAATCGACGAATTGGATTTTCTGGAACCTTGCCATCTTCTTGTAGTTTGCTGTCTGTGACAAAACCTTGGAACAAGTAAGACTTTTTCTTCCAGTATTTACGACCCATTTCTTCTAAAGATTTGTCTTTGAACCAAGGACGTACTTCAGTTAGAATAGGGCAGGTTTCTCCCCACATTTCCATACAAGGAACTTGTACAAATGTAGGTTTAGAATTTGTTTCACCTTTGATGCCAGCGAAAGGCAACTTGATCAAGTTACGTTCTTGCCAGAAAAAAGTGTTATTTGGGTTACCGTCTGGTAGGAATCGAACGGTAGTAGTTGATCCTTCTGGAGCGTTCCAGTGAGGGTAAATTGCGTTATCTCCACCGCCTTGATTGGAGTTTTGTTGAGAAGAAGCTTGAAGCTTCGCGCGGATTTCTGCTAAAGTTGCCATAATGTTTTTCCTTAATAAATGATTTTATATGCCATTCCTTTAAAGCCCACTGACTAAAAAGAAAAAGTGCATACAACTAATTGTACGCACTTTTATTTATCATCGCAACCTGTTAAGTTGCCAGTTTATGATGTTATTTTGCCAAACCAGATAGTTTCAAAATATCAGAAATATCTTCATTAGCTGGCATAATTCCGTGTGTTGTAGCAACTCCGCCGGCAGGACGATCAATGTCTTCTACCTTGGTTTTAACATTACCCAGCAACTCTTTTAGGCGAGCTAGGCCGTCATCTTGGCTAACTTGGCCGTGTTTTTCTTGCCAGTGTTCGGAAAGTTTTTCCATAAATTGCATGGCTAGGGATTCGGCTTGTTCGCCGACCTTATCACCAAACATTTCGGCAATCTTTTTCTTAACATCAAGAGCAATGTTTTCTTTGCCATTGAATGGACCAACTTCTGGGTTGTCTTGATTGTAACGGCTCTTAACCAATTTAGCAACTTCTTTGACCACTGCTTCACGAGTAGGCATAGTCTTGTTAGCAGGACCATCCATTTCTTCATTTTCAGCAGCAGGTTGCTCTTGGCCTTCAGGCGGAGTACCAACTTCTTGTGGAGGTGCATCAGCCTGTGGTTGTTCACCGGTGTCGCTCATTCCTAATGCCAAGGCTAGTTCAGGATAGTTATCGTTGGACCAAATTTTAAATACTTCTAGAGCATCAGTTTCCGGATCAACATTGGCCATGTCTTTTAGTTTATCTTCTAGGTCGCTGTCATCTAGCCCTAGACCTTGGAAGAATTGAATAGCTGTAGAACCTTGAGGACCTAGTTTTAATTCAGGACCATTTTGACCTTGTGGTAATTCACCTAGTGCTTGTTTTAATTGAGCAATTTGATCGTCGCTCAATTTACCTTGCTCTACAGCTTCGGCCCACTCGGCAAACATTTCGAAACTTTCTTTTTTGATTTTTCCGTCGTCATCTTTACAGGCACCTTCGTGATGTTCGCCGCAATCTGGGCAAGCATCATCATCACTGCCTTCGCTAACATAATCTTCTAATTCGACTGCGTTAGTTTCACTCATGATTTTATGTAATAGTGGGAAGTATGCGCTGAGTTCTTCTTGGAAACTGGTTTGTGTAAACTTCTGTTTGTATTGTTCCATGGTAACAGCATCTAACATCATGTCGCCTTCGTCGGCCATACCGTTGAATTCGTTGATCCATGATTCATAGTGATGTCTTTTGCCCAATGCTGCTACCTGTGCCTTGAGTTCATTCATGCGGCCTAGGGCACGCTCAGTTACACCAATTGCATCGTCGTGCAAGGTAGCATTTCTTACTTTCTTGTGGAATGCGCCTAGTTGAGCAATTTCTTCGCTCATTTTAATAATTGCTTTGCCTGCAGGATCGTGCGGAACGCCACCGTGGTCTACGTGTTGAGCCATAGCAAACGCACCTGCTGTATGGATAAATGGATATTTGAAACGTTCGCCGTCGGCGTTTTGAATAAAGATAGATTTAATGTGTTTAGGTTGGCTACGAGCGCCTGCATAGGTTTCTTGGAAATCGTTACTGTGACGAACAATAACTTCAGTACGGCCTGATGTAGCACGACTAGTTTTTTTGCTGCTCTTTGGACTCCAGCGTGATTCGTTCATAGTTGTCATATCTTGTCCTTTAGTTGGCTGTGTTGCAGCCAAATGTTGAAAATCGTTTTTATCT